GTCAGGATACATTCCAACCACGTATCGGGTTTAAGACTCGTTATGGAATGGTTCTTAACCCATTTGCTAAGGGACTTGCTGCTCTATCTGATTCAGATCCACAGGCAGCTGGAAACCTCAACGCTAACGCATACTACAGACGTGTTAAAGTTGCAAACCTAATGTAAGCGAGATGCTTATATTCTTCAAGAGACTCCTTCGGGGGTCTCTTTTTTTGTCTAAGTATAATTACGTAGGCATTTCTTTTTGTTAAAATGTAGTATCAAATATGGTCCTTGTTTGCATACATAATAGTAGGATTGGAGGAAACAAGATGTTCCCAAAGTTCTTTATAATGAGGTAACTAACAGGAGACACAATGCATAATAGAGTTTCGCACAACCAACTGGCAGGTTGGAATATGACCGATAGTAATTCAACCAATACAGCTTTAAGCGACATAAATCAGATCGACGATTATTTTGACTGCCTAATAGAATGTGCCGACTTACCTGCAACGTGCAAGTCAATGTGTAAAAACGTATTCGATTAAAACTATGCACTGAAAACTTATCTTAGGTGGGGGTCTAAATAATTAGACCTCTTTTTTTATGCATGGATGCCATTACAGGTTTTGTTGAAGAGTATTTAAAAACATTTAATCCTCGTGATATAACGAAACCAGAAGGTTGGAATAGAAATTTCTTTGGTGTACCTAACTTCCACAGGAAGGTTATGTACAATGAAGGGCAGTTTCAGGTGGAGTGTTTGAATTGGCCACCACATGCTATCATCCCAGAGCATCGACATCCAGACATAGACAGTTATGAAGTATACATACGGGGTAAGATAAGCTTTAGTCATGGTGGATATTGGATAGACAGTCACCCAGAGCAGGAGAAGATATGTAAAATGCGATCTGATTTCTTTACCCTCAAGGTATACCATGATGATATACATGGTGCATACATGGGTGATGGTAGATCTATATTCATGTCAGTACAGCATTGGCAGAACGGTGTCAAACCTAGCACGGTAGGTGAGAACTATGTTGGTGAATATAACATTGATGATGTAGAAGGACAGAGTGCCAGAGGTAAGAATGCTAAGTTGTCGTGGTCAGATGCTGCACGTAACGAAACAAACAAACCAGACTTCAGAGATTTCAGATTTAATATATACGACAAGATTAAAGATCCAGACGTTTTCTGGCTCGGATAAATAATACGGAGACCTGCGTGAACTAATGACTAACACATTCTCACCCTCCAACCAAAATTTTCTATCACCTATAGGTTTTAAGTTTATTATTGGTAGGACACCTAATGTAGATTACTTCTGTCAGTCTGCATCAATTCCTAATGTGGAAATAGGTGTAAGAGAAATACAAACTCCAGTGAAGGACTATTCACTTCCTGGTGATAAGATGACCTTTGGTGATCTGAATCTAAGGTTCCTAGTTAACGAAGACTTGGACAATTATTATGAGATATTCAAATGGTTGAAGGGACTTACTAATCCCGACCACCAAAAGAATTTTCAGAAGTACCTTGCTACTGTAGATGAAGCTGGTAGACCTGAACAGTTTGATAGGATGATGAGTGATGCTCGTTTACTTATACTGAACAGTAACTATAATTCTATATCAACAGTTAACTTCTATAATATATTCCCTACAAGTTTGACTACTCTGGAGTTTGATGCATCAGCAACTGATGTAAATTACTTCACAGCAGACGTTAACTTCAAGTATACTCTCTACGAGATCACAGACAAAAACAATAATAAAGTATGAATCTAGAAACTTTGAATGACATGTGGGAGAAAGACTCACAACTAGACGATGAAAAATTAGACCATGACAGTTTAGAGATCCCAAGATTACATGCTAAATATTTAAGACTTTACAACACCTTTAATACTTTAAAGGATCAACAAGAGTTGGAAGTCAAACGCACCTACAAAGATAGGTGGGAGTACTATACTGGTAAAGCGGAGAAACCATTTCCACTCAAACTCATCAAGACAGATGTTCCAATATATCTGGAAGCTGATGAAGTATACACTAAGTCCGTTCTTAAGCTGAAGTACTATAACCAAATGGTTGAGGCATTGAAAGCCATTATGCAGGCGATCAATAACCGATCCTTCTATATTAAGAATGCGATTGAATTCGCTAAGTTCCTGAAAGGTTATGAAATCTAATGTATTCATTCAGAAGAAGAACGAAGTATATCTCACTGTAGAATGTGAACCCCACGTGGGTCACGAGTTAGCAGATGAGTTTACTTTTGAAGTGCCTCAAGCCAAATTCATGTCAGCGTACAAGAAGAGGTATTGGGATGGAAAAATCAAACTATTCTCCCCAGGTACAGGCGAGATTTATGTTGGCCTTCTCCCTTATATTACTTCGTTTTGCGAAGAGAAGGGGTACGAAGTTATCCTTAAAGACAACGAATTTTATGGACTTCCATCAACGGTGGATGAGTTCATTACTCCCCAAGGAATCGGAGAGTATGTAAAGTCTTTAAGATTGCCACACAAGGTCAGGGACTACCAGTACAAAGGTATCTACGAAGCATTACGTAACAAACGTAAACTACTACTATCACCTACAGGTTCTGGTAAGTCCTTAATGATCTATGCTCTGTCTAGATTCTGGACAGCAAAGAAATTACAAACACTTATAGTAGTCCCTACTACATCACTCGTCGAACAGATGTACAAGGACTTCCAAGACTATGGTTGGAATGCTAAGGAGCATTGCCATAAAGTATATGCAGGTACTGATCCTAGGTCTGACAAGGACGTGATCATAACCACATGGCAGTCAGTGTATAAACTACCTAAGGCATACTTTGAAAGGTTTGGTGCTATAATAGGAGATGAAGCACATCTATTCAAAGCTAAATCTCTAACAAGTATTATGAATAAACTCTACGATTGTAAATATCGTGTAGGGTTTACAGGTACCTTAGATGGTACACAAACGAATCGCCTCGTTCTCGAAGGTGTATTTGGAACTGTCGATAAGGTAACCAAGACAGATAAGTTAATTAAGGAAGGGCACCTCTCTGAGTTTGAGATCAAAGTTCTACTTCTCAAGCATGACAAACAGAAGTTTGATACCTATCAAGATGAGATGGACTACCTTGTAGAGCATGAGGGTAGGAGTAAGTTCATTCGTAACCTAGTCTGTGACCTGTCTGGTAATACACTCGTCCTGTTCAACTACGTTGAACGGCATGGGATGCCCCTCTTTGAATTGATAAATAATAAGGTAGGGGACAGTAGATTGGTCTTCTTAGTTCACGGCGGTGTTGATACTGAGGACAGAGAGAAGGCAAGAAGGATTGCTGAAACCACAAATGATAGTATAATCGTGGCATCTTATGGGACTTTTAGCACTGGGATTAATATTCGGAACTTACATAACGTTGTCTTTGCTTCGCCATCGAAGTCCAAGATCCGAAACCTCCAGTCGATCGGTCGGGTCTTAAGGAAAGGAGACCACAAATCAAAAGCAATACTATATGACATTGCTGATGATATAGGAAAGAATTACACACTGAACCATCTTATAGAACGTGTAAAATTATACAATGAAGAAAACTTTAACTACGAGTTTATTGATGTCAGAATCAGAGACTAACAACCAAGATCAAAAGAAGTCTGAGTTTCTTGCTGCTCTCAAGTTGGTATCAGGAGAAGAGATCTTGGCAATAATTGAGCATGTCCATGATGAGAACGGTGACTATATTATATTACAAAACCCTGTAGAAGTCGAAGAAGTCGTTCTACAGGGTAACAAAGCAGGAGCAAAAGTTTCGCCCTGGATGAAATTTTCACGAGAGGAAGAATTCCTCATACCTAAAGATAAAGTTATAACAGTCGTAGAAGTAGATACTGAAGTACAAATATTTTATGCTATGTCTCTAAGGAGATTGAACGGTGACACTATCACAGATGCTACTGGTAGAATCTCTACTGTAGAGGAAGCTCGTATCAAACTAGATAATATATTTGAGAAGTAGCTACTCCTTTTCCTGAACGACCACACTCGTATTCTACTTATGGTTGATACATTTGTCAAGCCCCCATTGACTTTTGGTATAATCTTTGTTAAAATATAACTACATAACCATAAACACATGGCAGTAAGAAGAAAGGTCCAGAGTGAGCATTATGTAAACAACAAAGAATTTCTTGAGGCATTAATTGTATTCAAGGACAAATGTGCTATTGCAAAGGAGAAGGGTGAACCCCGTCCTCGGATCAGTAACTACATAGGGGAATGTTTTTTAAAGATTGCTACACACCTATCATACAAACCAAACTTTGTCAACTACATGTTCCGAGAGGACATGATTTGTGATGGCATTGAGAACTGTGTACAATACATAGAGAACTTTAACCCAGAGAAAAGCAGGAACCCATTTGCGTACTTCACTCAGATTATATACTACGCATTCCTTAGAAGGATTCAGAAAGAGAAGCGTCAGTTGGAGATTAAGAATAAGATTTTAACTAAGTCTGGATATGATCAAGTCTTCCATACGGATGACAAGACTGGTCACTCAGATTATAACACAATTAAGGAGAACGTAGAGATAAGAATTAAACCATAATGTATCCAATTACAATCATCGATGATTTCTTTGAGGATCCCGATGCCATTGTAGAGATGGCTAATGGGTTGAAATACTATCCTCCTGATACTGGTAACTGGCCAGGCGTGAGAACTAAACAACTGCATGTAGTTGAGGATAGGTTCTTTAATTATTTTGGTGAGAAGATACATCTATTGTTTCATGACAAGTCACCTGAATACTGGAACATGCAAACTCATTTCCAGAAGATCAAACCTTTCCATGAGGATCAGTACCACCAACTTAATAAAGGTTGGATACATCAGGACATTGATACTCACTTTGGTGGTATAGTATATTTGACAAAAGATCCATGTCCAGATTCAGGAACGTCGATTTATAAGGCAAAGAAAGGATTTGCATTGCAGTATAAGGAAGAGATTCAGATGAAGGAAGCTCACTATAGAGGTGATGATATTAATATAGAAGAATATATTAAAGCATATGATGCTGCACATGCACAGTATGTTGAGACAGTCAGAGTAGAGAATGTCTATAATAGATTTGTCATGTTCAATAATAAAACACATCATGGTGTAAAGACTTTTGGTACGAAGGAACGTCTTACTCTAAACTTCTTTGGTATGCAGATGACTGGTAGGATAACCCCTCTACAAAGAGCTAGATGAGATACCCAGGATTAATACCAGGCACACAAAAAAACGTCGCCGATCAAACCTATGGGTGGGACTATGGAACTATTGAAGATGGGCATAAACGTATAGATCCTATGCTTCACTTCGGGTGTTTCACTCTAGGGTATGGGAGACAGGATCTCATAGATTATGTTAGTGACAATATGAGGATCAAACCTGAGATAGCAGAGAACTTCTTTGATGATAATCCTCTTAGGTTAAATGATGCAACATGGGAACTGGCAAGGATATTAAAAGCAATCACAGGATATAGATCTATCTTTTCACTCAGTGGTAGTGATGCAGTAGAGGGTGCGGTTAAACTTGCTAGTGCATATCAGAAACAGATAGGTCAGCATGAACGTAAAGGTATAGTTACCTTCAGGGGTAGTTACCATGGATCTACTCTACTGACACAGAGTATGGGTGATGGTCTATTCAATGATCCTTTCTATACTATGAAACCATATGATAGTATACTGAGACTATCACGGGATTTCTTTGTAGATCATTACAACTGGGATAACATCATGTGTGTTGTGGTAGAGAGTTGTCCTTATTCAAATGGCCTCCAACCACATACCGAAAGGTTCTGGCATAATATCTCACAGATTCAGGAACGAGGTGTTATAGTAATCATAGATGACATCTTCACAGGTGGTGGAAAGACAGGTAACTTTATGGGTTGGAAGAAGATACCAGTTACACCTGACATCTTTACTATGGGTAAAGCAATAACAGGAGGGTACTTCCCATTAAGTATGGTACTCTATAATGATAAGGTACATGAGGTTCTACCTAAGAGGTTTGACTGGGAGCATGGGTTCACATATAGTTTCAGTTTACCAGGTGTCTTGAGTTGTCTAGGGTACATTAAAATACTAGAGAAGGAACTCTTGATGAAGAAGCATAGGGATATAGTAGTGAGGGCGGTTGACCTTTTCAATAAGATGGGGTATACTATTAAAGGACAGTTCGGAACTTTGTTTGATATACAACGTGAACATCGAAAATTTTATACGATTCCCATCAACGCAACAGATGAATACTATGCTGTGTTGGAGAGTGAATTGAAGTGAGAGTAGCAATAATTACTGATCAGCATTTTGGTGCAAGGAAATCTAGTAGAATATTTCATGACTTCTTTAAGAGGTTCTATAACAACGTGTTCTTCCCTACCTTAGAGAAGGAAGGAATTACAACAGTCCTAGACTTAGGAGATACATTTGACAATCGTAGAAACTTAGATCTATGGGCAGCACAGTGGAGTACAGATAATTATTTCTCTCGCCTTAAAGCGATGGGTGTAACAGTACATTCTCTAGTTGGAAACCATACAGCATATTTTAAAGATACTAATAAGGTTAACACACTAC